GGAAGCCAAAAACACACAAGGCCTTCCACTCAAGCGAGATCATAAAAATAGATCCTTGAATTTCGCTTATTCAAAATTAGGTATTCCAAAAAATCTAATAAGAACGGAACACCAAAGAGGTATCTATTTTTCTTACCTCTATAATAATACTTCCGAATTTCTTAGAAAAGAAATCAAGGAAGATAAACTGGTAAAGTCGTTTGATACCAGTGAAGAAACCCTTGCCAATATTTGGAAAACCAAGTATGCTAAGGGTCGTATATCGATGTTAAAGAAAAAGAATACCGTTTCATATGATTCTCTTTTCTATGACGATTTGATATACTTGTCTTGGGAAGAAACCAAGGCAAAATATTTACCACAGGTTGGTCGATAGTCAAGTATACCACAAATAATCTTGACAAATCATATACATAATAGTATACTGTGAGAACTTGCTTAAAGCAAGGATTTAATTTAACTATGAACAAGGAGTTTATATAATGAAGTTATCTGCAAAAGAAAAAATGTTGAACGCTCTCAAAGCAAAAAGTGGTTACAACACTTTCACCGTAGCACAAGCACAACGCCGTTTCGGTATCAGCAATGTTACCGCTCGTATTGATGAACTTCGCAAAGAAGGTCATTGCATCTACACAAACACCAAGCGTACAGAAGATGGTCGTTTGGTTAAGTTCTACCGCATGGGAAAACCAAGCAAAGCTCTCGTTCAGGCAGCTTTGAAAGCTGGTTACTCTTTCAATCAGTAATATTGATTTGAGTTGGGAGGGTTACTTCGGTAACTCTCCCTTTTATCACACATTGGAGTTATAATGGAAATTTCAATTAAAAAAGAAGATTTACAAAAGAAAAGTTTATTCGTTGCAACCCCAATGTATGGTGGACAAAATTATGGGTTGTACATGAAATCTTGCCTTGATCTGCAAGGTATGTTGATGTCTTATGGAGTACCCATCAAATTTTCTTTCCTGTTTAATGAATCATTAATTACACGTGCAAGAAATTATCTTGTTGATGAATTTCTACATCGTTCAGATTGCACACATATGTTGTTTATTGATTCTGACATTCACTTCAATCCACAAGATGTTATTGCACTTTTGGCACTAGATCGTGATGTTATTGGTGCGCCATATCCCAAGAAAGCAATTAAATGGCGTTCTGTTAAACGTGCAATGGAAAAGAATCCTGATATCGATCCTGGTCTCTTAGAAAAAGTTACAGGTGATTATGTATTTAATCCTGTCAAAGGAACCGCACAGTTTTCGGTTACAGAACCACTTGAAGTTATGGAGATTGGAACTGGATTTATGATGGTCAAGCGTGAAGTATTTCCTAAATGGGAAAAAGCCTATCCTGAATTTCGTTACAAACCAGATCACGTTGGTCAAGCCAACTTTGATGGCACTCGTTACATTCATGCATATTTTGATACCGTGATTGATGAAAAATCAGAGCGTTATCTTTCAGAAGATTATATGTTCTGCCAATGGTGGAGAAACATCGGAGGCAAAATTTGGTTATGTCCTTGGATGAGAACCTCACACATTGGTACATATCACTTCCAAGGAGATATGCCTGCTGTTGCAAACTATGTGGGTGAAATGTAATGGGTTTTAAAGATGTAGTTAAGGCATCACAAAATGCTTCTACAGGTGGTCGTAAGTTTGACGGTGGAAAATTACAATACGGTTTGATTCCACCGTTAGCACTAAAAGAGATGGTAAAAGTATTAACTTTTGGTGCTGAGAAATATGAACCAGACAATTGGAAAATTGTACCTGATTCTAAACGCAGGTACTTTGACGCCATGCAACGCCATCTGTGGGCATGGAAAGAAGGTGAACAGATTGATCCTGAATCTGGCATTCACCACTTGGCACACGCAATGTGTTGCCTATATTTTTTATATGAACATGATGTAAAGTATTCTATTGACAAATAATTCAATTTGTGATATTATTGTTTTTTTATTATGGAGAATGAAATGAAGTTATCATCTGATACATTAAATGTATTGAAGAATTTTTCTACTATCAATGGAAATATTCTTGTTAAAAAAGGTTCAAAATTAAGCACCATCTCTGCATCAAAGTCTGTCCTTGCACAGGCAAACATCAAAGATAGTTTCCCTAAAGATTTTTGTGTATACGACCTAAACCAATTTTTGTCTGTACAAGGTCTTTTCAAAGACGGTGAAATTGATTTTACAGATTCAAATATTCTATTCAAATCTGGCAACAGAAAAACAAGTTATAGAATGGCAGCAAAAGAAACTCTTGTTGTCCCTCCAGAAAAAGAACTTGTTATGCCAACAGTCGATGATAGTTTTACATTGAAATCTGAAGATTATGATATTCTGATGAAAACTGCTTCAACACTTTCATCTCCACACATTGGCATCATTTCTGATGGTTCAACAATTGAAGTTGTTTCTTTTGATGCAAAAGATGATTCTGCACACACCAATTCTATTACTGTTGGTGAAGGTAAAGGAAAACAATACAAGATTGTATTCAATATCGAAAATCTCAAAATGATTCCTGGATCCTACGATGTTAGTATTTCTTTTAAAGGCATGGTCAACTTTAAGAATAACAAAGATGACATTCAATATTGGATTGCATTTGAAAGTAAACTAACAAAGATTGGTGAGTAATATGACAACAGTACAAACACTATTTGGAAACTTTAATGAAGAACAGTTGAAAACATTAAAAGATGCAATTTCAGAAATCAATTCGTCAATGTCCAAGATTGATTCTGAAAATGAAGCAATCAAAGATATTGTTGATGGAACATATGATGCATTAAAAATTCCTAAAAAGATTATTAAGAAGTTAGCTAAAGCACAATACAATCAAAGCATTCAGTCTGAAACTGCTGAGTTCAATGAATTTGTGGCTTTATTTGAAGGTATGAATGAAGTAAAATGAGTTGTAAATATATTATGGAGATTGTGAATGGAACATCTACTTTGGGTCGAAAAGTATCGACCAAAAACTATTGAGGAATGTATTCTACCGGATGCACTAAAAAATACCTTTCAAGAATATGTAAATCGTAAAGAAATTCCTAATCTACTATTATCTGGTAGTGCAGGTGTTGGTAAAACTACAGTTGCTCGAGCTTTGTGTGAACAGGTTGGTTGTGATTATATCATTATCAACGGTTCAGATGAATCAGGCATCGATGTTCTACGCAACAAAATCAAAAACTATGCCTCATCTGTTTCTCTCATGGGTGGCCGAAAGGTTGTCATTATTGATGAGGCAGACTATCTAAATCCAAACTCAACACAACCTGCAATGCGTGGTGCAATAGAAGAATTTGCATCTAACTGTTCTTTCATCTTTACTTGTAATTTCAAAAATCGTATCATCGATCCTATTCATTCTCGTTGTGCCGTTGTTGATTTTAAAATCAATGGGTGCAAACAGAAGATGGCTACGGCTTTGATGAAAAGAATTGAACACATTCTAGAACAAGAGAATGTTCAATATGAAAAGCCAGTTCTTGCAGCACTCATCACAAAACACTTTCCTGATAATAGGAGAGTTCTCAATGAATTACAAAGATATTCTGTATCTGGTGTAATCGATAAAGGTATTCTTGGTAGTGTTGCTGATGTTGATTTGTCTAATCTTATTACAGCATTGAAAGGTAAAGATTTTTCATCTGCTCGTAAATGGGTCACCAACAATCTAGATAACGATCCAACAAAGTTATATCGTAAACTTTATGAAGGTCTGTATGAAGTTTTGAAACCACAATCCGTACCTCAGTTGGTTTTAATTCTTGCCAAGTATCAATATCAGGCTGCGTTTGTTGCTGACCACGAAATCAACACAACCGCCTGTCTCACAGAAATCATGGTTGATTGTGAGTTCAAATAATGCCGGATCTGTTCAAAGAAATCGTACCTGCCATACTACAAACCAAGAAGAATCCGTTTCGAGATGAACTAGATCTAAAGGATTACAATGCTTTTGTCGTTAACCGTTCATTGTCTTACCATATGGATTGTGTACTTTATGCCAATGAGATGAACAAGCATCCGGATCTGTCACCAGATTTACAGTTCCAGTACCTTCTAAATACCATTAGGTCTATGAAACGGAAATTTGAACCGTGGCAGAAATCATCGGCCGACAAGAATCTAGGATATATTAAGACATATTTTGGTTACTCGAATGAGAAGGCCAAAGAAGCCTTGCGTATTCTAAATGATGAGCAGATCGCTGAAATAATAAAAAGAACAGACACAGGCGGAATGAAAAAATCATGATTTCGATTACAGATTTAATAGAAGTGACATTAGATGAAAAAGACGATTTTCTGAAGGTTCGTGAAACGCTTACCAGAATCGGTGTTGCTTCCAAAAAAGACAAAACTCTATACCAGTCTTGCCATATATTACACAAACAAGGCAAGTACTATATCGTACACTTTAAAGAACTGTTTGCTTTAGATGGTAAACCCAATGACATTTCTGAGAATGACTTATCTCGTAGAAATGCCATAGCCAAACTGCTAGAGGACTGGGGTTTGGTGGAAATTGTAGATAGAAAAAAGGTAGAAGATCCACCACCTATATTTCTATCACAGGTAAAGATAATTTCACATAAAGAAAAAGATGACTGGAATTTAGTACCAAAATATAATATTGGTAAAAAACCAGGATCTTATTGACACCTAGTATAAATACTAGTATAGTAGATGGTGCCGTGCCTATTGGGCGGCAATTTTGATTAACTCGCTTAACCAAGGAGAAAGCTATGAAAACTTACCTCAACACGGCTATTGATTCTATTCAATACGCTAAAACTCAATTCCTTAACACATTTGTAAATGAAGAAACTATTCGTGAGCCACTACAACTTTTTGTAGATGCTCAGGCACAATTTGCTCGTCAGATGGTTCATGCTTCTGATGTGTTTGTTGAATCTGCCACAAAATATGATTACTCCGGTGCTTTCGAAAAAGCATTGAAATCTTACAAATCATTTGCTTAAGGAGATATATTATGACTACATTCCCTAGCCTTATTGACTATTCAAAACACCTGCAACCTTTTTCTATCGGCTTTGATAAATTTTTTGATGATGTTTCGCAAATGACAACTGAAATCGGTAAAAAAGCAATTGCAAATTACCCTCCTTACAATATCAAACAAGTTGAGAAAAACAAATATATTATTGAATTGGCAGTAGCAGGTTTTGCCAAGTCTGATATTGAAGTTACATTGGAAGGTAATAAACTGGTTATCAAGGGTTCTGCAAAAGAAGATGATTCTTCCGAAGAATACTTATACAAAGGAATTGCTAACCGCAACTTTATTCGTACATTTACATTGGCAGATAAGATTGAAATTAAAAATGCCGAAATGGTAAATGGTATGTTAAAAGTTTGGTTGGAAAATCTGGTACAAACTCAGGATGCCATTAAAAAGATTACCATTAACGGTGATGAGTAGTTGGTAATAATACGGAGAGGTACTTGACATACCTCTCCGTTTGTAGTATTATTATAGTATGAAAAAAGTGAAAACTCCTACCATTTTAACTGTTCGTACCAAAACGAACCAGCAAACCTATTATACTTGGTCACATTAGCCGTCAAAAAATATTGACGGCATCACTTTTATTCCTGTTAATAAATTTATTCCAAATAATGATTCTTTGAAAGAAGTTCATTATATTAAAAAAGATAATATTGAATATGTCAAATAAAGTATTAAATTATTTGAAGTATTCTGGTTTTAATATTACATTTAAATGTAATCCTTTTCATTGGCGTGTAGATGCATACATAACAAAATCTGATGAATGGGTTATCGACAACGACACTTTAATTATTGAAATGTTATGTTTAACTTTTAGAATTTGGATTGATGACGGTTATTGGTAATCTTGCGTCTGTAGCTCAACTGGTTAGAGCAGCGGACTCATAATCCGTTGGTTGGGGGTTCAAGTCCCTCCGGACGCACCATTTTA